GCCCCCGGCTCTTCCGAGTTTGTACGCGTCCTGCGTGAGGGCAGCTGGTTTGACAGCGGGTGCACCGACGGGGAGTACATGGTGAATTTCTCCGGGCGGTACAGGGAACTGCACGGGGTGACGGTGAGGACCGATACGCCGGAGCATTTCATGGACGACCTGAAAAAGTACGGTTACATCAAGGGCTGAACAGTCCGTTCCTTTATTATTACACTCCCTGCCGGTTTGGGATCGCTTCACTTCCGGTGGGGATTTTTCTTTTTTCATCGCCGTGACGCACCCGTCCTTCAGGTTTTCCAAAGGGAGTCGTGAAAACCGACCGGCTACGGAGTATTTTTCCCGCGCCATATGACAAAAACCGACTATCCATGACTATTCCTGCCAGTGTACCGGTCGCGCTTGCCTCTCATGGTTTCTTCCCTTATATTCGCACTGACATTTAAACGAGTTGAAAAATATGGAAATATGCTACATCGAGGCCGGTGTCCTTGAGAGGATGCTGGCACGCGCCGAGAACCTGTCCGCACATGTGGACAGACTGTATGAGAGAAATCGCTGTAAGGAACCCGGAGAGTGACTGGACGGCCAGGATGTCTGCCTGCGCCTTGACATCTCGCCACGTACCCTGCAGACACTCCGCGATACCGGACGGCTAGCGTTCACCCGCCTCCAGCGCAAGTTCTATTACAAGCCAGAGGATGTGGAGAAGCTGATGGCCTACGTCGGCATCAGACGCAAGGAGAAGGCAATGAGAGAAGGAAGGAAGAACGGAAACCTTTAAAGAGCGGAAGAGATGGAAGGCATTATCGACAAGGAGAACGAACGTGTCCGCAGGTTCTTTGCCCTGCTGGACAACATGGAGAAAAAAGTGGAGCGTCTTGCCCGTGACAACCGTCCTCCCTTCAACGGGGAACGGTTCCTGACCGACAGGGAGCTTTCCGGAACGTTGAGGATCAGCCGCAGGTGCCTGCAGGATTACAGGGACCAAGGACGGATTCCCTATATCCAGCTTGGCGGGAAGATCCTGTACAGGCAGTCGGACATCGAGAAGCTGTTGGAGGAGAACTATCACGCAGCATTGGTATAATATCGTATTCAAGTTTAAGGATTGCCGCCGGAATTGCATTTACGATTCCGACGGCAATTTTTATTTAGCCTGCGGCTTCCTTGCCGGCCGCAGACTTTCTTCTTTCCATCAGCCGGTCCATGTCCGAGGATATCTTCCGGTCGGTGACCTGGGCGTAGACCTGCGTGCTGTCGATATTCGTATGGCCCATCATCCTGGCGATGCTCTCTATCGGAATGCCCGCGGTCAGTGTCAGGGTCCCGAACGAATGCCGGGCCATGTGGTAGGACAGGTTCTCTTTCATGCCTAATGCCACGCCCATTCCATGTACCTCGTACCAGAGGACATCGCGGACCGGCAGCGGGAATACCGGCCTGTCGTCATCCGTGGTGTTGTAAAGATCCAGTATCTGTCCGGCTATGGGATGCAGCGGGATGAACGCCTCCACGTCCGTTTTGGCGCGGCGGATGCGGATATACCTTCTTCCTTCCGAGGTCGTTCCGATGTGACGGGGATGGAGAGCCCTCGTATCCGCGTAGGCCAGACCGGTCAGCGAGGAGAAGATGAACGTCCTGCGCGCCAGCTCCATCATCGGGTCGGGCAGCGGGGTTTCCATCATCCGCTTCAGTTCACTGCGGCTGATATGCCTTAGTTTAGGTGCTTCTTTCCTCTCGTATGCCACGTCCTCTATCGGGTTGGCACGCAATACTTCCCGGTCCACGGCGATGTAGATGAGCCGGTTGAGCCAGCACAGGCAGTGGTTCACGTGTCCGTTCCTGTGTCCCAGCTCCTTCTTGAGAAAGACCTTGAACGATTCGGCGAACTCTTCGGTGATGTCCGAAAAGGCGATGTCCTTCATCCCGCGGGATTCGATGAACTGCCTGAGGTTAAGCTGCGTGGTCTTCGACTGGCGGTAGGTGGAGGTGGAATTGATCTCCTTGGAGCGGACCCTGAGCCGTTCGCGTTCCACCTCTCCGGCCTGCAGGAGGTATTCCGGCACGGAATTGGCACCGGATACGGTGGTCTTGAGCAGCTCGGCCGTGACCACTCCCTGGTTCCTCAGCAGGTTCCCGTACGCCTCTTCCAGCCGGCCTCGGAAGGCGGCAAGGCGGTTGTTCTCCCTGGCTGTTTTGATTTCACACTTCTTGCTGTCCCAGTCTCCGGGTTTGCAATAGATGCCTGTCGTGACAGCCGATTTCTTTCCGTCGATGCTGATCCGGCAGAGGACGGCGGTCGTGCCGTCCGATTTCACCTTGTTACGGTTGATGTAGAATAAGAGCTTGAATGTACTGCGCATGATAATAATTGTTTAAGGATTAAAGAATAAGTTTCAAATCGCGGGTTGCCTCGACGAACCTGTCCATGTCCTCGAACAGTCGCTTCGGAGTTACACGGGCATATATCTGGGTGGTCTTTATGTTGGAGTGTCCCAGCATTTTGCTGATGGTCTCGATCGGCACTCCCTCCTCGAGCGTGACCAATGAGGCGAAAGAATGCCTTCCCATGTGGTAGACAAGGTCCTGGCTCAGCCCCGCCATCAGGCGCAGGGATTTCATGTTTGCCCTGAGCGTGTGGTAGTCCTGCGGCGGGAAGAGGGTGATGCGGGTATCGTCACGATACTTCCCGATCAACGCGAGTGCTTCCGGCAGCAACTTGACGCGTCCGAGGTAGTCGGTCTTCTTCCGCCGGTATTTCAGCCAGAGGCTGCCCTCGTCATCCTGGAAGAGGTTCTCCCGGGTGATGCTTACCGCATCGGCATAGGCGGTGCCGGTGTAACAGGCGAAGAGGAAGAGGTCCCGGGTGATGACATGTGACCTGCGTTTTTCCGGTATCTCCAGATCGCGTAGCTTCTCGAAATTCTCCCGGCTGAGTGCTTTCGGTGTTGTCTCCTTCTGCTTGGGCAGCTTGAAGTGGCAGAAATGGTATTTCTCCGAGTGCCCCTCCTTGTAGGCGATGCGGCAGATCTTTTTCAGGATGGACAGGTAATGGCGCACCGTCTCCATTGCCAGTTTCTTCTTTTCCAGGCAGAAATCCTGATAGTCACGGATGAACTGCTCGTTGAGCTGTCCGAAGGCGAGGTCCGAGACCTTGAATTCCGTTTTGATGAATTCGGCAAGGGTGCGCCGGGTGTACACGTAGGTCGACATTGTCGTCGGTGCACGGTCCACGCCGACACGGGCCTTCATCTCCTCATTGTGCCGGTCGAGAAGTTTGAGCAGGGTCATCTGCATGCCCGCATTACCCTGGAACATGTCCCTGACCGCGGCGGCATCGAAATCCTTTTTCCTTTCCATGAGGGAATTGAAGGCCGAGTGTACGGCAAGCAGCAGCCTCTCTATCTTTTCATTGGTCTCCACCGCTTCCCGGCCCTTGCCATTCAATCGGCTCTCACGCGCGTTCCATAGCCCGGGGGTACAGGAGAGCTTGCAGCTGAACTGCGCCATCGTGCGGTTGAGGGTGATCCGTCCCATGATCGGGGCCTTGCCGGTCTTGTCCGGCTCGCTCTTTTTCAGGTAGAGCAGCACCTTGAATTTTTCCACTTTCATAACGCTCTTTTTTAGGTTGTAAAAATACTCCTTTGAAAAGCGTCCTTTGGCATGCAAAACATTGATAAACAGTGAATACAAATCCGCTTTGTTCCTATCGGTAAAAATTCGGTTACCTGCCGTTGTTTCCGAAACAGGCGGCTAACAGTCTGGTAACTGAAACGTCGCAATATTTTGTTGTCTTTTGCAGGTATGTCTGTTCTGCATTTCTTGCAAAATGCTTAATTATAAACGTTTTACGTTTAATTATCGTCATTCTGTTTTTTATTGCATTTCTAAATATTACTTACGTGGCACGTCATACCTTTGCGACCCTAGCCCTGAGCAAGGGCATGCCGCTTGAACCCCTGCAGAAAGTCCTCGGGCACAAGACCATCATCTCCACGCAGGTCTACACCGGGCTGATCAATCCAAAAATCGGTGAGGACACGGACAGGATGCGTGAGAAGATCAGCGGAATGTTCCGCCTGGCCAACTAAAAAGAAGGGATGCTTCACCGGACGGTTGTACAAACAAAGATTCTTGTATTCTTCATAAACCTTAGAGTAAAGAAAACCCAAATGGGTAAGTTTTCTATAACCGGGAATAGAACTCATGTTTGGAAACTCTTCCCTAACTATCTGATACATCTTGTTAAAGCTGACTTTATGTTCCAAACAATACTCTGTAAGTTGCCAGGTAGCAACTAGTTTCCTTTCATTGCGAAGAAGGGTGTTTCTCTTTACCTGTTCGCTACGGAACAGATAAATGGTTACGGCAAGCAGGACTATTAGAATGCCATAACCTAAGATTGTTTTGAATTTCAATCCAATATTCTTCCATTCTATGTTTTTGTGGTATCAACTAACCATGTGTACAAAAACACATAAAGTACGTAAAGTGAATAACTCCTGCATGAAAATCAGGGATAATTGGGATTAAGATTTGCAATATACACTTTGTGGCCTATATAATGTATAAGCCACAAGTGTTGCCTTTTTTCTCCTTACTTCCTTTGAAATTTACCAGATTTCTAATACAAGGTATTAGTCAACACGCTCTTAAAGTTTCTGTTTTACACAACTTTACAAATATATGAAAATTGTTCTATTCTACAAGTAAGGTTGATAATGTTTGACTCTTTTTTATGATTCTATAATATGACTGTATTCCTCAAACTCCGGTATGCTCTGCACTTCTTCCTCCTCCATATATAGTTGGATGAAGCGTGCGAATTGTCTGGCGGCGTTTATACCACCTGCAATCCCTAAAGGTATTCTGCCTAATGTACGTTGAGGGTTGGCTATTACTATTTCTTCTTCTCCTTTTCCATTGAAAGTCTTCGCATGATGATTACTAAATAGTGTGATTACAACCTGTTCATAAGGTAGTGTTTCTTTTTTTTGAAACATGAAACGACCGGGTATAGTGATTGTTTTGGAATCACGGTCAAAAACTATTCGTCTCCAAGGCTGTAAAAAAGCTTTTAGTCCAATAACTATTATAAAGAATAAAGGTTCAAGGAATAATAATGCATTAACGTAACTTTCAGATGTAATTTCTGATGGAGTGATTACTCCCCAATATAAAAGAGCTAAGAACGGGACAAGGAAAATTAGTAAAAAAAAGACTCTTACTGCTATTCCATCATTATTAATGACAATTTGCTTGTTATCAATTCTGTCAAATTTGAATCTGTCACCAAGTAAATCTTTCCAATGATATGGTAAGGTTACATTTTTCAATGTTTCTTTATTATTCAAAGATATTTTAGGGTAAAGATTCCAAATAGCTCTTAGTCCTATATAATAACACAGACAAAATACTATATTAATGGCTAACAATCCAAGTGCCAGATTAGTAAATGTAACGTCTCTATGTTGATTAAAGAACACTATAAAAAAAGTAGTTAGTGGCCATAAGAAAGCACTCCCCAATATTATAGTCCAACACTTTCTTTTATGCCATTTCCCTTTTCTCATTTCGGTTTCCTGACACTCGGTATCTCCTATGATATTCTTGCGATGTTGTCTGTTTTTATTATTTCCGAATTTCATGGTTGTGCCTGTTTTAGTTCGTTTTATTTTCTGAGGAATTTTCAAAATATATCAGTATTAATGAACCGGCTTTTATCATTTCGTTAATTCAATTGATATATTTTACTTCATCCGTTTCACTGTCGCATAGAAAACAGTCGGTCAATACCGTATTGTCCGGGATTACGATGGATTCTATGAACAGGAAATCCGACATTTTGCAACAGAAGGGCTTGTCTGCTTGTATTCTTACATCCAGACACTTCGAAAGCCAGTGATAACAGTCCTAATGTTAAAATCTTGTTGTTCATACGCTATGTTATTTAGTGTTATTTCTTGATAATTTACCGGATAAAGGCATCAAATTACATTGAATTACAGCAATATAATCCTATATTTTTCGTTTAACTCTATATTCAATAAAAATTCCGATAGCATATCCTGGAATAAATGCCAGCAGGATAGACGCGCTTAATACGATAAGCATAAGCAGCCCCCATAGCCAAAGTATCAGAATGGTACTTATAATTTTGCTTTCATACAATATGAATAAGTTTGTCAGCAAAAACAGACCTCCCATATATGCTTCTATAACGAACAGTATTATGTCTGATCCGGCAGAGCCTGATGTCTCCCACAAAAGTGAAGAACCAAATACGATTTGAATTATCACATCAGACAGTAGGAGTTGCAGAAGAGCTACCAGTATGGCAAGAATATTTTTCATCTTATATATTTTCCTTTCTTTAGAGGATAAATAAACGGTAAAGACAGTTCTTTTGCGAATGAAATTGTCGCTATACTATAATCATGACTGATTCTTATTGACATTGACAAAGGGAAATCTTCACACCAATATTCAATGACTGGATACAACGACCCATCCTCAGCGAAATCTGTTTCTGAAGCAAGGTCAATATAATCAGATATAGAAGCGTAACCTTCACATTTTTCTTTTTGCTTTTGGTGAATCTTTTGCGAGGACAAGGCAAAATATATTCTTCTGTCATCAATTTTTCTGATTATGAGTTCTTGAGATATGGTGTCATTTTTATAATACAACGTGTCTATCTTACTCCTGACTGCACACGGCGAAAATGAAGATAAAAACATCAGCTTTTCAGACAAATCATAGGTAATTATCCTGCTCTCCAAGTCGCGGTATTGTCTGTCGAAGATTTCTTCATTATAAGCAGCCATAACAAAATTATTATACTTATTTGAATAGACAAATTGGGCTTTGAAACTATTGAACATTCCTGGCAAAGTTATTAATACAAGAATTAAAAGTGTTTTCAGTTTCATATTCAAATTCGTTTTTATTATTCTATTTTTTTGTATCTGTTTGTGCATAGCCGTTGAGACTTAATGTAGCAACGAGAAGCGCAATAATCATTGATTTCATATTATGTATATTATTCGTTTTCTACATTTATATACTTTTCATATTCAGGACCTTCGTACGGAGGGTCACCAAAACCTCGTGAGTTAATGGCAATATCAAAGTTTTCAATATCATTACCGTCTTCAGACTTCCTGATTCTATAGGTATAATATTTTTCTCTGCTGTGTATAGGCGCTTTGGTGTAATCCCAGTCATGCAGATGACAATAGTAAAGCAGAGGGAACGGATTGTTATTGAATTTCAGATTTGTTTTTTTCAGAAAATTATCAATGTGCATACCTTTGCCCAAAACTGCTCCTCCGACAATCATTTTACCCGTAAAATACTGACGTGGGCAGCGGTTCTTTAGCCATTTTAGGTTTTCTTCGGATAGAAAATCATCTAATTCTATATTCCAGTTAATCATTATTCTGCTTACAGGGACACTGTCTTTTCCGCTTTCATCGTGTGATACCATAATGATTCCCAAAGAATCCCATATAAATATTCCGGGTTCCGCAAGACGTTCGTAATGTCCGAATATCTCACACTGTTCTCCTATTGTCATTCTCGGCATGAACGGCTTGCCGTTGTAGGTCATTGTCGTATCTGTAAATACAAACAGGTGTTCCCTGTTCACTCCCTCTTTTTCGTAGTCTATAGGCGGTTCTTCCGGCAGATGTTCTTCCAAAAAACTGTCTGTCTTGGCCATCAGGGCATCTACTTTGCCCAGAATGTTATCTATGCTTCCCATCGCCTTTTCGTGGTTGTAACTGCATCCTGTACAGGAGCTGAGTGCGGACAGGCAAAGCAGTCCGAACCATAGGGCAACGGCTGCCGGAGCGGGGAGGAATGGATGCTTGTTCATCATATCTGCGTATAGTTTCATGGTTTGCCGGAAACAGGCTGTAAGGGTATTGTTCAAAAATCAAAAGAGTTGTGACAGGAAGATGTATGTGTACGGTGAATCTTATGCCCTACGATGTATTTAGCACCGCAGTATTTACATTCATGACGCGCTTCCTTCAGTCCTTCGGAGAATTCAGTAGGAGATTCCACCACAGTGTATGCTTCTTTCCGATGTAAGGTGATACCATGGCAATCCGGACAATATTCATAGAGACCTGTCGCAAGAGGGATGCGCACTTTCACCTTTTCTCCGCAGGCGGTGCAGGTGTACACATGGATGCAGACGGTCTGCAGATTGAGTTCCATTCGTTCCTGTGGGGTGAAGAGCCGGGCGTCTTTCTTTATCTCCTGTGCCGACATCTTGCGGAGGGTCTCTTTTCCGCATTTCGGGCAAGTGCGGCTCTGGCTGAGTATCTGCTTGCGTAATCTCAGTCTGTACCATAGCATCACAGCTGCAATGGCAGGCCATACGGGAACCAGCCACAGCAGGCCGATGAGGGTGCGCCAGGCAAATGCCTGCTCCGTGAGTTGCTGTTCCAAAGCAGTGGCTGCCGTCTTGCCTTTGGGCTGCAGGTAATTTTTCAATCCTTTCCACGTCAGCCAGTTGAGGAGAAGAAGGGAAAGGCTTCCCAATATAAGAAAAGGTAGTGTGGTCATTGTTTGCCTCCTTTCTCGTTGGTTTCTTCGATGCGTCTGTAAGAACGCTCTATGTCTTCTAAAATGTATGCGTCCAGCTTACTGCCGTTGAACTTGAACAGGAAGGCCAGAAGTCCTATATATCCGAAGGTGAATAGGGCGGCACTCAGTACCAGCATCGCCACGTCGCTGAACGCTGCTTCGGAAAACAGCCAAGTGAAAAGTGTCATCCCTGAAAGGCTGATGCACAGCATGGATGCAGCCAGCAGGGCGAGTGTGAGGAATGGGATGAGCATCATTCCTATGAGGCTCCGCCACATTTCTTTGCAGAACTTGGGGTGATGACCGGTGAGGGCAAACCCGAAGAGGGAGCAGCCTGCAGCGGTGAACAGCACAACGAACAGTCCGAAAAATGCCCATGCCACCCACTCCTGCCAGGATCCTGCGGCAAGCATTCCGCCGAGGTCTGTCCAACGGCTGTTCTCATCACACACGATTTGCCATATGTAATACAGCACAGAGGTGAAGACTGCTGTGGAGAGGATGACGAGAACGGACGGCAGGCAGCCTGTCGGCTTTTTGCGGTACTGGCGTATCCGCAACAGTATCAGCATGGAGAACAGCAGCTGGACAGCTATAAGGATATAGAGTCCCGAACCGGTTATTGTTTGTTGTTCCATAGGCATGTTTTTTTAATGGCTTGTTATCTATTTGTAATACAGCAAATATAGAAAATGATTATTTAGTATGCTTATAGATGGATTTTTTTCACCGGAATGTGTTTTTCTTGGTAACGAGACTATCCATACTTATATAATGTATTAAAATCGGATATCTCTCAGAAAAAGAAACGTTCATGTTTTGTGTGTATTTCACATAGTGATAGTTTACTTCTTTGCTGGTCTCTTTGGGATTATCGAAATCAATATATGGAGAACATAAACGTTCCACATCGATGTCATAGTCCGGGTT